TCGATCTTATCTACCGGTACACCTTTGAGTGTACGGAACTCAGTATTCTTTACACGTGATGTGACGAAAAGGTATGGCCTGTAAGGAATGGAGTGCTGTACACGTTCTCCGTTCTCATAACCACGCAATAGAATCTCACCTCGGTTGAGGTGAACATTCGTATAAAATTTTGACATTAAATAGCTTTTTCTAAGGTCTCAGCTCTAGACCAGTTTAATAAAAATTCAGCCTTCCAATGGTTCTGTTCGAAACCCTTAAGGTGCTGCCACTTGTCTTTGTGTTGTTCGATGCGATTGGCTGCATCGATCCAGTCAATATTATATATTTGTTGCTCTGTTGTTTCAAGCTGTTCACAGAAGTGATCATAGTCTCTACTATCATATTCGATGTGGACTACTTCGAAACAATCACCCTTTGAATCTATACCGTCTAAGGCAAAATCAAAGCCCCATTTAGGGATACAGTTGATAAGAAAGGTTGCCTGAGGTATTGAATGCTTCAGTGCATGAAGTTGTTGTAATGCCTCACCGCCAAAGCCTGCACGGTGAAGTAAGGTACAGTGATCTAAAAAGATCTTATCATTCTTTTCTATACTCATCCACTCTTCTTGCCAACATCTGTGATTAAGACAGTCAATAAGAGGAAATGAATTAGTAAGGTAAAACATTCTTTCGGCTAACGTTAACTCGTAGCCGTCTTTATCAAAGAAAAAGAAGTCATCCTTATAAACCTCAGCCCTTTTAGTACATACTGGATTAGGGTTAGGTTGAGAATGATGTCTCAAAAACATCTTAGATGCCTTGGAGAGTGCTTGCGATCTGAATACCTGAACCGTAAATACGGTTATAGTTGTTAAGCATTTCCTTTGTAGGGGTACCCTTACAAATTACTTTTGAGTCATGTATAAACAGTTTGCCTTCTTCAAGGTAAGGCATGAAAGGAGCAAGCCCGAGTCCTACTTGTTGACCTGATTGACCAGGCACCATAATGATGGATGCAATATCCTCATAATAGTTGAATTCAACCTCATTACAAATAATTTCTTCACCGGTAGCCAACTTAAGACAAACAATCTTGCTCATAATCTTCCTTAGTACATTTTAGAATAGAATTTCTTCTTGTAGTTATTATATCTGATCTCGCCTAATTTTTCAAGTGAAGACCAAATTAATTTTAACACATTCATAGCATACCTCTTACTTTGAGATATTTCATTCTGTGCTCAAGATCAAATAAGTCTACTGATTGGGAAAGATATTGTTGTACTTCGTCTTGGTAACTAGGTGAAAATGTTTCTTTAACCCAGGCCCAAAAGTCAGCAATTCTAGGCACGTCTATGCCGCCTAATGGCTCTAATGAGTCTTTCATTTAATTTCCTTGTCTTTTGAACATGCGGAAGCCGGCTGTTGCCGGCTTTACTAATTACAGATCGCGATCTTGTGGATCTTCTGTAAGTAACTGCTTAGTTTTCTTAGCAGGCTTTTCAGCCTTCTCTTTAACTTCAATTTTCTTTGGCTTTTTGTGCTCAGGGATGATGCGTTCTAAGAACACTTTGAGCATACCGTTGAACATTTCAGCGTCTTTAACTTCGACTTGATCATCGAGAGCAAAGGTACGTGTAAAGTTACGGTTAGCAATACCTTTGAATAGGAAGTTGCTATCGTCATCGGCATTTTGTACGTTGCCTTTAACAATCATCTTAGCACCATCAAGCTCGATTTCAATATCTTGCTTAGCAAAACCGGCCACGGCGATTTCGATAACGTAAGTGTTATCGCCAGTTTTCTTAATGTTGTAAGGTGGATAGTTAGGGACGTTTTTGGTTAGATCGTCATGGATCTTAGCCAATTTGTTGAACTGGTCATCGAAACCAACGAAGAACTTGTCAAAGTCTTTGAGTTGAGGACCAAAGGTAATGTTACCTAATTGCATAGTTTTCTCCTTAAATAAGCGAGTTAATAAAAAAATCTTACCCCGAAGGCATAAGTGTAGTTTTTTACAAGGT